TGTTACTAGAACAGAAAACTCGTGATCTTCCTGAAAACAAGAAGAAATATATCGCGAAGCTTCTGGGTAACAAAGATGTTGAGTTCATTAATGAGAACTATGATTACACTCTTAAACTCTTTAATAATACTGAAGAGGAGCGTCTTTCAAACATACGCGACGAAGCCGTTGAGCAAACTGAAACTGTTGATCGTGTCGTAGTAGAAGAAGCTGCTGAAAAGCCTGCTTCTGAAGCTAACGAATCGACAAACAGCTATCTCAACGAACTTGGTCGCTGGTGATTTCTGAGGTTTATACCTGAGATTATTTGGTAGCAAATTTGCTACTGGTCGATATTTTATAAAGGAGAATGTAATAAAATGAGTAAGCGTATCGCTCCTCCCACGAGTTACATCAATCAGAGTCGCGCTAAAACCCTTCTAGAGAAGTGGGCACCCGTCCTCGATTATACCTCGGATTCTGTCCGGGCTATCGAAGACGATCACACACGTCTCAACACCGCCATGCTTTTGGAAAACCAAGAGCAATGGTGCATGGTTAATGAAGATAACACTGCCGCTAGCGGTGGTGTTTTCGGTTCAGGTACATCTATTGGAGCTTCGTTCAATCCCCCTGGCAAGATCACCGCTGGTGACGACTATGCTAAGGGAGATGCACGTCTGCCCAAGATTCTGATCCCGATGATTCGTCGTACATTCCCCGAACTAATCACCAACGAGATAGTAGGTGTTCAACCTATGAGTGGTCCCGTCGGTCTTGCTTTCGCTCTTCGTTATAAGTACCTCAATAAACAATTGGGTAATAATGGCGTTGACGGTAGCGGAACTAACGCAAATTCCACCATTACACCTGCCAATCCTTCTAACGGCGCTGAACTTGGATATCAACTCCTTGACACCCGTTATACTGGTACTTCGTCTTCCCAGCTCTCTGGTGCATCCCCTTCGCAGCCGTATTATGATCAATTCACAATGCTCGGCACCGATCAGGGTGTTGCTCAGATCCTGGGTAACTTCGAACTTACCGGTAAGATTCCTCAGATTGAAGTTTCTTTCGAGAAAACTGCAGTCGAAGCAGGAACCCGTAGGCTTGCTGCTCGCTGGTCCGTAGAGCTTGAACAAGACTTGAAGAATATGAATGGTATCGACATCGACACCGAGTTGACAAATGCTATGAGCTATGAGCTACAGGCAGAAATTGACCGTGAGATGATCATTCGTATGATTCAGGTTGCCCTCAATGCTGGCTTCGGATCAGGATATTCCGTATGGTCTCCCGCTTCCGCTGATGGTCGCTGGCTAGTTGAACGTAATCGTGACTTCTACCAGAGACTAATCATCGAAGCTAACCGCATTGCGGTTCGTAACCGTCGTGGTGCTGCCAACTTCATCGTTGCAACACCTCGCGTTTGCGCCATATTGGAAATGCTTCCTGAATTCCAGTGGGTTCCCGTCCAAGGCAATGTCAACACTCAACCTGTTGGCGTTTCCAAGGTTGGAAATCTCGGTGGTCGGTTTAATGTGTATCGTGATACACGCACAGACGCGCAGGCTGAGAACCTCGGAGCATATCCGGGATCTCTCACTAACCCGCAGCGTAGCACCCGCCTCGAGTATGCACTACTCGGGTACAAGGGTCCGGAGTATTACGACACAGGTATCATCTATTGCCCGTACATCCCAGTCCTCGTCCAGAGAACGATTGGTCCTAACGACTTCTCGCCTCGCGTTGGATTGATGACTCGTTACGGCGTTGTGGATAATATCTTCGGGGCTAACCTGTACTACCACGTCATTATTGTCGTTGGTCTGGGTCAGCCGTTCACACCTGCCACACAGAGCGTCTACTTCTAAAAAAAGTAGATCCTGGCATGTAAAAGAAAATTTTTCACACGGTACGTCCCGTGAAATTTTAAAAAGAGGGGGGGGATCGAAAGATCCCCCTCTTTTTTTATAAATATATAATATGCAACTAAAGAAGGTATTTTTAAAAGAATTCAACATTCCTTACAGTGGTGAACAGGAATTTGATCAACTTACAGCTTTAATAAATGATTTTAATAATTATATAATTAATACACAGAAAATAGAAGAAAATATACTAATTGACGAAGAAGAAAAGAAAGATATATTACAAAAGAGATACGAAATAACTAAACGTGTTTGGGAAAAAATGATAAATCCTAAATTGGAAAGAATGAAAGAGTTGGATCCATCAAATTTTAAGTTTTTACCTAAAATTTTAACAATTCCAACACCTTAAATAATAAATATTTAAAACTTTATTATGCCTTATCAAGACGATATCATGGATGTGCGGGAACGAGTTGTCCGCATGGAAACAAAAATTGATCATATTATCAATAAAATTGATGATCACCATGATCGTTTAACAACTGTTGAAAAATTTAAAACTAAAATTATTGGTGGTGCTATAACTGTTTCTGCAGTAGCTACTTTTCTTTGGGATGTTGTAAAAACTAAAATAGGATTATATTAAAAAAATATTAAAAAAAGAATAAATAATATTATATGGCAATACTAAGTTTTCCAAATCAAGTTCTAGATACAGACAGTTTCAATCCAGACATGACACCCACAAACAATTACAGTTTGAGTGCGGCTGGTGTTGCACTTCATATTGTTGGATCAAATGTCGAATCTGTTGCATTCAATAATCCCCGAATCGGTTTGACAGGTACCTTGGTATCACTTTCTGCCAATACTGTTGCTTCAGGTGTTGTTGGTCAAAATAGCATCAGATTGCGTGTTGATAGTGCTTATGATGGTGCTCGATTTGCAATCATCTATAAGAACCGTACAAGCTCTCTTTTCACATGCAATTCAGCTACTGTGGCTCCTGCACTTCAAACATTGACAGATAATGGTGCTGAATCTGTTTCACCCAATATTCGTCGTCTTGCCCATCTGGGATACATTTAAAGTTCGTTAAGTACCTTTGATGTTCTATCCTTCAAAGGGCCGGTCAGATAAACAATCTTTTTAAATTTAACAATTGGTTCTTTTAGATAATTTTCAAAGATAGATCGAATGACAGTTCGATATTCTTCATCAACGTTCCTGTAATTGTCATTTTCAACAGGAACACCTTCAGTATCACAATAAAACAGTATATCAATTTCACTGTGAATCATTTTGAGCATTAATTGACCATAATCATAAACCCATGGGCTGTTTTTTCCTATGCTGACAGACCAATCACAATAAACAAGACCATCCAACAACCAACGATCATAAATGTAATGCTTTGTTATTGTTTGTTTTGGCTTAATCAATAAATCATCAATATATGAATTAAACAACAGAACTTGAGACAAATCTGTTCCTTTTTCATTTATTTCAAAACCACAATCTTTTAATTTTCTGGCTCCTCCTTTGATAAAAGAATACTCCTCTTTTTTCAAAAAATTATCCAGCAAATGCTTGATAACTGTGCTTTTACCTGATGCTTGAGGTCCAGAAAATGCTATTTTCAATCCATTTATGTTACTAAATGATAAGGGTTTTTCAACATTGTAAAAAGATTTTCTTTCATAAATAATTTTATACTATGGCAGATGATATTCCAGCAGCATTATTAACAAAATTAGCGCCGGAAATGAATCTTAAACAACTGAAAAAGATCATATCGGTTCCATCTTTTGATGATATTTCCCAGCAACTTTCCCAATTAAATCCAGAACAAATATTCGGTTCAGTTGAATTGCCACCTCAATTTTCCAATATGAGCAATTTTGGAATGCAATTTGGAAATATTAAAGACTATCTTCCTATAACTGACTTTCTTCCGCAATTGCCATCACCTCAAATATTGGATCAAACAATAAAAAATGTAACACAAGGATTGGACATAACCAATCAATTACAGGGTATTGTTCAATCTTATCTAGGAAACAATTTCCCTATTCCTAATTTTGCTGGTGGAGAAGTTGATATTCAAAGTATATTCTCCAATACATTTTCACAATTTGCTAATATAAACACAAACAATTTCGATTTTGCAAAAAGCCAAGTCACAAACAATCTGCAAGGAATACAGAATGTTTCCAACATAAGTTCATTGTTGAATTCCATACAAACCAGTGTTCCGACTAATCTTTCTCCTAAAACAATAAGAGATTTGTCTGTGGACACACAATCATTTACTAAATTCCGTCAAAGAAGCGAATCCATAGCTGCTGCAAATATCAACAATCAAGTCAAACAAAATGCACAAAGTTATGCATCCAGTAAAACAGGAGGAGATAATACACAAGTAAAAGCAGGACCTGTTGTTCCAAATGCCGTTTCTCCTAATGATTTTCGTATTAATGCAGTGGTAACAACATACGGTGCAAAAGAAGTCATAGGAAAAGGAGGAGATCAATGGTCTGCACAAAAAACAAGTTCAACCGGAGAAAAAAATCTTGTTGAAGGTCAAAGCTGTGCTGTTGATCCATCAATCATTCCATATGGAAGTAAAATTGTTTTTGACAATCCGGCAATTGGAGTTCGTGTGGCAATGGATACTGGTTCTGATGTTGTGAAACAAACAGCAGCAAGGCGACGGGGAATTGTAAAAGGAGACGGATCACAATCATACTATCCCAGCAATCCAGACTTCAAAAATGGAAGCTCCGTTGGTGATCGAACCGTGGCTGCTGCACAAAGTTATTTGGGTGTTACAGAAAATGCAAGCAGTAATACAGGATCACAATTAAATCCATTTTTCTCTGCAGGAGGAGGTTCACAAGGTCAACCATGGTGTGCCGGTTTTGTTAGCGCAGTCACACAACAAGCAACTGCAGGAACAAATACACCCGCACCAAGAACCATGAGGGCATATGGAATGGAAGATTTTGCAAGAAATGGAAATGCCGAAATATTCCGACCCGGACAAAAACCTCTTCAACCAGGAGATATTATAACTTATAATTATAGCCATACGGGAATTGTAGAAACAGTCAATTCTGACGGAAGTTTTACAACAATTGAAGGAAATACCAGTGGACGAGATATGGACAGGGAGGGTCAAGGTGTATTTCGTAAAAATAGAAGAAATACAAATAGTGTGCGAAGCGTTATTCGGTTAAAAGATGAAAATAAACAACCACAAGAGGTAAAAACAGCAACAATTGATATATATTTTGATACGGAGCAATCAAGATTGAATTTTGAAAAAAATGTTCTTGCCGGAGGAAAAACACAATCAGCAACTGTACAACCTCCAAAAAGTGGAGTTTATGCTCAAAATGTTGAAATTGTAAAAGGAAGACCACAAGTTGCATATTATCCATCCGGATACAAACAGTTTAAGAATCCATCCGCACAACAATTGCTACAAGCAGCAGGAAATACATAATATATGAAAAGATATGATGGACAATATTTAGGTATAGTTGTACAAAACAACGACCCAGAACAAAGAGGAAGACTCAAGATATTTGTTCCTCACGTTACGTCTACTGTTTACAACAAATGGAATGAAGTAAAAGTAGATAAAGAATTTAATTTTATAGGTCAAAATCTTAACAGTAGTTTAAATGATATTCTGGATGACCTTAAAAAGATTCTTCCTTGGGCAGATTGTGCCATGCCTTTGTTTGGAGGAGCTGCAAGCGGAAGATATAATGCAACTGAAAAATTCGGTTCCATAAGTGACAGTAGTTTTATTGATACATGTAAACCTCAAGACAATTTCAAAACAACTGAATTCAGTCAAAATACAGATGGTATTGGTGAAAAACCAGGAAATGTATTGGAAAGAAAAGCGGTAAAATTAAGCGATGCATTCAATTCTGCACCAGCCAATAATGTTGCCCACGTAAATCCAAATTCTTACGGATATGTTCCCAGCTGTTACAGTAACAGGGCTAAAGGTTTATTCAGTGTTCCTAATGTGGGAGCACATGTTTGGGTATTCTTTTATGATGGAAATCCCATGCGTCCTGTTTATTGGGCTGTAAGTTTTGGTCAAGCAGCTTGGCAAGGAATATATCAGGATGATTATGGAGTGGCAGAAGATTATCCGGGTGCTTATGAAAATCTGGACAAAAATAATTCAGAATTGAAAGTCCAGCAAAGTGATGCTGAAACTTACAGAAACAAAATGGTCATGTCTCAAAAAGGCGGAACAATTGAATTTGTAAACACAGATTTGAAAGAGGTTTTAAAATTTACACACTATTCAGGATCATTTTTGGAATTTAATAATGCAACAACAAGTAGATTATCTGTAAAAAATGATCAACAATTGGTTCTGGCCGACAAATTCACAACTGTAAAAGGTAATAATAGTCTTTACGTCGGGGGTGATTTAGATATCGTGGTCAAAGGTAATTATTATTTTAAAATAGGAAATCAGGATCCTCAACATCAGCAACAATGGAAGACTCAGATGGATCCTATAGCAGATCTTAAACAATTGTTTGAAATAGATCGTACCAAGAAAAAAGACGGTGATCCAAATAGGATAAGTTCTACTAATCAAAAACAAAAAGGAAAACCTGGACCTTGTCCTGTTTGTTCAAAAGATAGAAAATATTACGCAGTTAATAACAAATTTAATCAAGTAGTTATTCCCGTTGTAACATTTAGAAGTAATGGTGTAGATCAATATCAAACAGTCGATCCAAAAGGAAAACAACAAGATGGTCAACTTATTGCATTCCCTGCTCCTAATCAATGTCCTGTTTGTAAAGGACAAAAATTAAGTCCAAGCAGCATGGATGGTAAATGGGAGGAAAATCCAGAAAAAAAGAAACTCGAACAGCTTTATAAAGAAAAAATAGTCGAATTGGGTAAAATTGAAGAAAGTTTGGGTACTGGGGGTAGTTTGGTTACAGAAATACCCAAACACAAATTTGATATGATTGGTCAAGTCATGAATGATTTTGGTTCAATTCGTATCGACGCAGAAGGAAAAATATATAATTATAAAGTTCAAGTGGGTGAATTGGGCGTATTTGAAAATCAAAAATCCAGTCCTTTGATTGAACCTGTACATGTTGATGATCTTCCTGGAGGAAATTATACAGTTAATGCATGTAATCGTTATACATTACAAGTGGGTGCAGGAGGGATTAGCGTAAAAACCCTAGGACCTATAGAAATGAGTGGAACCATAACCACCATGGCCGGACAACAAGTGAATATAGGTGCTCAATATGAATTGAATATTGATGGAGGTAACCGCACAGTTATAACCAGTGACATTCTGGTTTTGCGTCAACGTAATTATGAACAGGTAATGGTAGATTCTAGTTTGGGTGTTAGTCGCAATTTAGTAGTAGGAGGAGGTGCCCATATTGAAGGAGAACTCACAGTCAACCATATCACTGCTCCTGTAGAAATTCAGGAAACTGAAAAGAGTTTTGTGTATGGTCAAACCAATACGATTGATGCTAAAATTATCGGTTATGTGCAACCTGGAGCAAGTATTTGCGGTGGTTGGGGTATTGTTTGGAGTAAAACTCCTTGTAACAATATTTCAGATGAAAATTGCTTGTTTACATATAGTCACAGTCATTTATTTAAAAATATACCTCTTAATCTGCTTCCAGAAAATAAGAATGTTCGTAACGTGGCTCAAGCTTGCAATAATACGGACAGGGTTGTGGCTGCACCGCAGAACAATGCCTATAACATCAAGGACAGCAATCCACCAAATGATCCGATTGTTGGTGGTTAATAGTTAGTCAATAAAAACAGGTGGAACGGGGATATGGTGTGATGCAACGGAAGTTCTGGATCCCTATCAAGCAATTCTGAATAGTTGTTTATATTTTTAAAATTTGATTTTGTAAAGAATCTATGGGTATAAAATGAATTGATAGGATAAAGATTCTTGGCTAAGAATAGATAACAATCACTGCATTCTACTTCCAAAGGTCTTAGTACTGCTTCATATTGCTCATGATTCACGTTAGGATTGGCCCGTAATGGCAGTATATAAGGCATCACATCATTCGATACAGGAGCAATCATTCCATAAAGAAACATGATTTCATCTGCTTTGTTGCCATATTTGTGAACAATATAATTGGGGTTATATTCTTTTTTAATTTTTAATCTTTTCTGATCATACATGGTTCTTATGGCAAAACCGAAAAAGAAAGTCGGATATGTAATTTTTTGGAACTTTTCCAGATCGGCTGGCTTTTCTGTATCGCTAAATGTTAGATTCATCATGTGTGTATCGTAAGGTACACACAAAGAATTTCAAGCCACTGGGAAAGAAAAAACTTGAGAAAGACCGGGAAGTTTAAAAATAATTCCTTTGCGTTTTCCGCTTGAATTTTGCACAATGACTGTTACCCGGTCATTAACGACCACAGGGCTGGAATGGATAGATTCCTGTAGTTTTAAAGACCTTACAGTGGTGCCTGTATTTGCGTCAAATACCCGAAGACTGTTCATACCATCCACAACCACAGAGTAAGCTTTTGTTGCCATATAAGTTATTTATTCAAAATATTTTTAAAATAATTGTAGAAACTGATATATTAAATAAATATTACTAATGGCTGCTGAAATCAAAAAGATCATATTCCGTCAAGGAACGGAAACTGAACGAAAAAACATAACATTAGAACCAGGTGAACCGGGCTATTGTACAGATAGCAGTCGTCTTTATATAGGAACAGGATCTGATGGTGGAGTTCCAGTAGGAACCAAGAATCTTGGATTTGCAACATTTGGTGGAAACAACACAAACATCAGCAGCAATCTTGCTCCTGCCAGTGGTGATTTTGTTTTTGATACAGTATCCAATCTGACATATATGCTCACAGGCACAAATTTTGCCAAAGTCAGTGCCTTTGCTCCTTTTGGAAGCCAATTCACTATAGATAACAATACTCTTATTAATGTGGCAAACGTTGTCAGGGTGGCTGATAATGGATTGCTTGCAACAAAATTGTCGAATCTTTCTATAGGTGCTGGTCTTGAACGTATAGGAAGCAACACAATTTTAAAAACAAAATTGGGTAACAGTCTTACTTATGATGGTAGCCAAGCAATGATTGTTAATAGTAACAGCGTTACTAATTCAATGTTGGCCGCCGCACCAGCAAACACAATTAAGGGACGTTTGAATACTAGCGGTCAAGTTCAAGATCTTACCACATCGGATTTGGCAGTTCTTTTGGCCGGTCTTGTTACCACCAATCCGATAGGAACTCTTATTGATTGGGCAGGAGCAGGAACACCTCCTGCCACTTATCTGGAATGTAATGGTACAGCCATTTCTCGTGTAGCATATTCCGATTTGTTCAATGTTCTGGGCACGACTTGGGGATCTGGAGACGGCAGCACAACCTTTAATCTTCCTGATTTGCGTCGCAGAACAACCATTGGTGCAGGTGGAACAGGTACTGCAACTATTAACAATGCTGTTGGTAGCGTAGGAGGTGAAGAAAATCACACTCTTACCAAACAAGAAGGTAAATGTGAATTTGATGTTACTGCCGAATTCCGTGAACCAGGTTCTCTTAATCCAAACGGAACAGGATTTGTAGGAGGTCTGACCATTCAAAATGCAAATGGAGATTATTCCTATACATATTCTCAAGGTGCTGTTGATGCAACAGGCACTGTTGGTTCAGGAGCATCAACACCCCACAATACCATTCAGCCCAGCGCTGTTGTTCGCAAACTGATCAAAGCCACATCATGACAAAGAATTTTGATAGTATTGTTAAAAAGCTATCAGAAGATTTTAGCATTGCACCTCAATCAAGGGTTCCTGGAACATATAATGGAAAAAATATTGATTGGGGTAAAACAGCTACACATCCTTCTGGATTCAAAGGCGATAGTTTCAATACAAGCAGTGCTCAAATAGTTTTTCAGTTGCCTGTTAAGAAAAAGAAAAAGAAATCACTTAATGTTCGTAAAAAACGTGTGACGACCAATCGTGTTGGTCGCTGAAGCTTCGGGATTTTTTCCTCCAAATTTAGGATTGCTCCATTTAGGAGACACTTTGCTGGGTCCGCTTGTCACATGATAGTGTGTAGCTCCGTCTGTAATATCTTGTAATTTTCCTCGCATTCCAACAAGGGCCAGCTCTTTTGCTTTGGCCCAATTAGGATGTTTAGTGGCTTTCGTAATAATGTCCTGCATTTTCTCTGTTCCATCGTTATATTTGTTAAAAAAACTAAACTGTTTAGGTTTTAAAACAATATTCACAGCACCCCGGAAAGGATCACCATCTTTTACCCTGTTCATGATTACATTCATGACAGCTTGCATTCCTTTTTCACCTTCACCACCAGCTTCACCAATAAGAGCAGCCGCTACTATATCGCTATATTTGATGGGAGCTTCTGCTTTTTGAATTATTGCAGGAGGAGGCGGGGGCAAATCCCCCATTATTTCATTTACAAGTTCGTTAAAACGCACATTAGTATTTATAAATGCTAACTGTGACTATTTTAGGTCCATTGTATGCAAATTCCATGGCATCCTTCTTTTTTTCAAAAAATACGTCTATAACAGGCAATTTACCCTTACTTGCCTTTTTATCCTTAACTGCTGTTCCTGTATCATGAGCCACTCTAAGCCCTAAATTTGGTATGTATAAACGCTTAAAGAAGGGGATTAGACGAGGATCGACTGCAACACTCACCCCTTCTTTTAATGTGGCTCCTGTATAGCTATGCTTTTTTGCGCTATCCTTATCAGTTTCTCCACCCTTTGCCCAATATGTTGTTAATCGAACCTTTACAGTCTTTTCAACAACCAATTTCTTTACAAAATCATCAGTCATTTTAGTCATCCCAGAACAAATCACCTTATCAACTGGATTGATTATGGATTTTTCTTTGGTTTGCTGAATAATATTATATAATATTCCGGCGATAATCATCAAACATGCTATTTTTTTCATGATTGTTTGTCCTCTCTTATTGGATAATAGAAGTCCACTTGTTTGTAGAGTTTATTGCAAAAAAACATGGGTTTGTCAAGCTTATCTGATGCTGCATATAGCCTGTTATTTCTTTTAAAAATAACTTCTATGTGACCTGGTCTTCCGGAACTTTTTGGTTGATATACGGCAATAACAAGTGTATTTTCAGGCAAGTTTAACACAGCATTTTTGCTTATCTTTTCAAAATCTTTGCGGCTTTGAAACACTGTTTTATAGTTTTTGGCGTAAAGTATCTCGTTGCTGGATGTGGTGATTGGATATGTTTGCCGACCTGCTCTTCCTTTAACAATCCCACCTTCCCTCAGATCCAATTGAGGAAAAGCTTTTTCATTGCGTTCATGTAGATTGTCCAAAAGAGCAGTTGTGAACTTGGCGCAAACCCCACTACTATAGCTTCGGGTAAGTTTACTGACATCACTCATGAATGTTTTGAATTCAGTGCTTGTTAGATTTGGTTGTAAACCTTTTTTAGGCGGAACTGAAATATCTGAAAACCCATTTACTAGGGTCAGGGCTAAAGCTGTGGCTAGGATGGTTTTTTTCATAATAAGGAGACCTGATTATAACAGGTCAAAAAGTTTGTAAAGGTAATCTTTACAAAATAGAATTTGTTTTGTTAATAATATTTATCTTTAACAAAAAAGATTCAAGAGGTTTTTAAAAGATTTTGAATATAATTGCGCAGATTCTTGTTGCGATTGGTCCAACCTTTGAGGAATACTGATAATTTTGGACGATTTTCTGCCAAATTATTATAAAATGTTTGCCGTTGATCAATTATGCCATATGCAACATCAACAGGATCTTTTTTGCTCATTAGACTGCGGGTATATGGTCCAACAATACCGTCTGCAGTAGCACCCACCACACGTTGCAGGAATTTATTCGCTTGTGTGCGTCCTGTATTCACACAGCTGTCAAAATAACTGATATAAGCAGGAAAAGGTATTAATGATGCAGCGCTTTTCAGCCAATAATCTTGCCAAAATACTTCATCTGCTTGTTCCCTTGTCAGATTTTTAATATCAAAAAGAGGATAATCTCGTTTGGTAAGACCATACATTGTTTCACCGCCAGGATCATTTGGATGATTATAATAACCACCTTCTGCTTCCCGCACAAACTTCATTGCAATTTCAAATTCCGGACTTTTATTTTCCGAGATTTTTATTTCATTCATAGATCAAGATTATTTAAAATCTCTTTAATTTTTTTCAACGCTTCCAATACCTTGCTTTCTTTCTCACCTTCTTCATTTTCACCAATACGATAATCATTCGGGGTGTAAATGTTTTGGCTATATCCACTATCGCGATTGATTCCTGGATTTATTTTGCTTGCATCTGGAGCACTCATGATGCCTGTATTGCGCACATCACTTTCATAAATGCCTTTAATATCATTATCGTTGCTGGGTCTTTTATTCATTAGTTGTAATATTTATCATAATCTTTAGGTACTACTAAGTATTGATTCAGGTTTTTTGATAATAATTGCAATTTTTCATACATTTCTTTTTTCTTTTTGACATTTTTTTCTTTTTTGTAATTATCATATATTTTCAGAATAAAATCAGCAGTGATTTTTTGTGTGACAACTGCCTCGACTTTATCATCTTTACCCATATAAATATTTAACACAACGTGAATAACAAACGAAAACGCATGATTCAGGATGTGAAGAAGCATCCTTTTTATTATAAATTATGTGAAGCTTGTGATAATGTGAATGCTAAAGAAAGTCCTTTTTGCGTTTTTTGTGGAAATTATCGTTTTGATGACAGTATTGTGGCAATTAGCAAAAAAGCAGATGCTATGTTGACAGAGGAAGAGGATCCTTTAAATTTAGATGATTATGAGTAAGGAAAAAAGTTCTAAACTGAACACAATTCAGAACGGCAAAGGAAGTAAGCCCAGAAATATTAGCAAAAAGTTCTGGGAAAATTACGATCAGATTCGTTGGGACCGGAAAAAGAAAAAATAAAATTTTATTTAATTTCTATTTAAACATTGGATTAGTGCACACATTTAGGTTAAAATTATTGTTTGTAGGAATTGTAAGTGCTAAAGCTTGTGTATTATTAAATGGCATAAGATACATTTTGCCATTCGGAGCAATTATACCTTTTCCACCATTGTGGTATGAATCATAGCTAACAGGTCGAATTGCGTTAAGCGTTACAAGAGCATATGTGTCTGGATCTATATAAGCAAAAAGATAGTTGCTTGCGGCTGGGTATATTTTTCCGTTTGGATGAACAACAGCACCATCCCAACCGCCTGTCAAAGCCGCATCTGAATATGTTGCTACTGCAGTAACTGTATCTGTGGCCGGATCAATGATTCTCAAAACACTATTATTACCAGGAATAATATATATTTTTCCGTTGGGATGTAATACACCTCCTGCATAATTATTATCGTTTGTGCTTCCTGTTATTGTACCAATCACCTGCACAGTATTTGTTGAAGGATCCACCACTCGGAAAAGACTTGTATAACTTGGAACAAAATATATTTTACCATTTGGAGCTAGTACAGCACCATAATAATGACTGCTCGGAGTGTTTCCTGTTATGGTGGCATAAGCATTGATTGTCAGTGCATCTGGATCCAAAAACCGAAAAACGGTATCATTAAAAGGAGCAAAATAAATTTTACCATTAGGAGCCAACACACCTCCGTTCATTAAACTTGAATTTCCTGCACCTGCATTAAAACCCGCAAAAGTACTGAATGTGTTTGTGGATGGATCGAAATACATGCAAAATGTTCTATTATAAGGAACAAAAAATATTCTGCCATTAGGAGCTACTACAGGAGCGCTACTTGATCCAAACGCAATCGAGCCTTGGCCCGCTGCATTAAATGTGGAAACAGTATTTGTATTAGGATCTATAACTCGCATGATACTCCAATTCGCAAGACCACTATTTGTTACATTACAATATATTTTTCCGTTAGGATGCAAAACACCACCATCAATATTACCTGTTGCTGGGAAACTGCCAAAATATTCCCAAGAAAGAGCACTAGCAGGACTTGTATTTGTTGCAGCAACTGCACTCATATAATATTGCAACGTGCTCCAATCACTAATATGACCTGCATTTACCCAAGAAGGAACATCCAATTCGCTAATGTCTGGCAATCCGCTCACACTAACATTTCCTGTGCTTTTATTAACGCCCAACCGACTCAATACCTGATTTACCACACGGATTTCTTTTACACCCACACCGCTTGCACTGAATGCTGGAGCAGTGGTTTCACCGGTGCTGGTCAAAACATTTCCGGCATTGCCGAAACCGCTTAATCCCAGAAGTGCTAGATTTGTTGCATTACTCATAGGTTTATTTAAAGTTTGTTAAACATTGGATTAGTGCACACATTAAGGTTCCAATTATTATTTAAAAGAAAACGGAGTATAATCGGCTTTGTTGCGCTATCTGTTCCTGCGAATATATCTCCATTCGGAAGGGTAACAGCTCCTTCATATTTGGAAACTCCAGTCCATGTGGTTCCAGCAAATGTCAGGAAACTTGACACGGTATCATTACTGGGATCTACCACAATAAAATAACTATTGTTTTGCGGAATCATATATATCTTTCCATTTGGGCTCAATACACCTCCACTATAACCTCCATCCGCGAAAGCTCCTCCAGGTAGTGTGCCTATAATTGATATGTTATTGTTATTGGGATCCAACACCCTTACAAGAGTGTTTTGGGAACTTAATGAATTTCCCAACAAATATATCTTTCCGTTGGGCGCTAAACATGTAAAAAATCCCGGTCTATCATTGATGGTTTGTACCGAATTGTTATTGGTATCAATAATTTTTAAAAGTGTTGTAAAGGCGTTATTTAGATATATTTTTCCATTTGGAGCAAGAGTTCCTCCATAATGTTTACTAAGACTTGTGCCTCCTTCCGTAAAGCTTCCTATTGTGGCAAATGTGTTGTTGCTGGGATCAAAAACAATGCTCATGGTCTGACAAAAAGGAATGTAATATATTTTTCCATTCGGACCTGTTATTGCTCCGACAAATTTATCAAGAGCTGTTGTGCCAATATTTCCTATGCTGGTCATGGTGTTGCTGCTTGGATCAAAAACCCTGAATATGGTGTTGGCTTCAGGTGACAAATAAATTTTTCCATCAGTTCCTAAACATCCTCCATAATAATCAGCAAGTCCTGAAGTTGTGTAATTGCCGTGATATGTATAAGTGTTGTTTGTCGGATTGTAGACTCCTATTACTCCGGGACCTAATTGATTAGGAACAAGATAAACGTTTCCGTTTGGATGCAGAACACAACCTTGCCAGTTAAATCCTGAATTTACAATAGGAAGGTTATTATCAACATAAACCGCACTAGCTGGAATTTTTCTGTTTGTAAATGCTGTTGCACTCAGATAATATTGCAATGTGCTCCATTGAGCTATGTTTTGTCCTTTGTCCCATCCGGGCACATCCAGTTCACTCAAACTTGGTTGAGCAGATATGGTAACAACTCCTGTTGATTTGTTTACACCTATTTGACCGGTAAGCTGGTTTATTCCACTTAAACTCAAAACACCGGCACTTAGCGGACCCAAAGATGGAGCAATATCATTTCCTTGACTGATGAAGACATCCCCAGCATTTCCCAGATTGTTTCTTGATGCTAAAAGACTTAGATTTAATGCGTTGCTCATATCGTTAAAATAATATAATATTATTTAACGAAAAACATCAAAATTTATATATGATTTAGCTAGGTTTAACAGGCCAAACAATCAAACGAGGATCACTAGCATATGTCTGAGGAATATCACGCAATTGCTGACGATAACTTACCCATTCAGGATTATCACCAAGGGAAACGTCGCGAAGCTGTGTCCAATCACTTTCCACAAGAAGACCGTTCCGTTTGATGATTACATCATTCCAGTAAGCGGCCAGACGAGTGGGGTCATTGATTAGTTGAACAACTTGAGCCAATCCTTGTGCAACTTGTTGGTTTACATATTGTTCCCATGTAATACTACCTCCACTAAAAGGATAATAAGGTTGACTCTTGCTCATGCGGCAAATCACTGCATCGCCTGTTTCGTAATATGTTCCGCAATCAACGTAAATTGTCATATAATATATTTATTAAGTTTGTTTGTTAAACATTGGATTGGTACAAACATTTATGTTCCAATTATTGTTTAAATTGAAATACATGACTCCTATTGCTGTAGTATAATAAGGAACAAAAAATGCTTTTCCATTCGGATGCATCACACCTCCTTGGAATTGACCAGTAGGAAAACCAATTGAATTGGGCGGAAGCAATTTTGTAGTGGTATTTGTTTCAGGATCTATACAAACCACAAAACTGTCTTGATTGGGCGCAGCATATATTTTTCCATTTGGAGCAAGAAATGCAGTTTGATGATTTACTCCGCTTGTTCCACTTCCTATCCAACTTGCTATGGTTGTGGTGGTATTATCATCTGGATTTATAATTCCGATTGGTCCTGCTGTAACAGGTCCACTAGTACTTGGAACATTATGAGGAATGCAATATAGTTTCCCGTTAGGAGCAAGTACCATTCCTTCGAAATTCATAGCAAATGAAGTCAATCCAGCATATGAAAATCCTCCAGCAAAACCATAAGTTGCACCTGTTCCTGCTTCTGGATCAATTACTCCAAAAACCGTGCCAAAATACGGGGCATAATATATTTTTCCATTCGGAGCAAGTTGGCTGCCATTAACGTTAAGACTTGCATTAAAAACTGGTGCTGCAATAGTTGTGGTTGTATTATTTGCAGGATCAAAAACAGCAATACTTCCAGCTCCACCTCCTGCTTGAATTTCATAAAATTTACCATTTCTGGCCAAGGTCGGATAACCAAAAGTAAGTCCTGGAGTGTTTATGGTTTGATTTACAGTATCGGTGCTGGGATCCAGAACAATAAGACGAGTAGATACACCGCCCATGTAGAATTTTCCATTGGGTGCCAGCATCGCTCTGCTTACACCTGCCGTGTGAAAAAATGTTGTTATGATTCGTTCACCTTCAGGATCAATCACATAACCTTGTGTGGTTTGTGCAACATCTGCGGGAAACATGTATATTTTTCCATTGGGATGCACTTGCATTGAGATGCTATATCCCCTTGTGGTTCCAAAAAGGCGCATGGTCACAGCACTGGCTGAAATGTTTCTGTTGCTATATGCAGTAGCGCTCAGATAAGCCATAAAAGTATTTGAATCACTGATATGTCTTCCTGTTATCCAATCCCCTACTTGCATGTCGCTACGACCTGCAACTGCTGAAATGGTTACAACACCTGTGCTGGCATTTGATGCTATTCTTGTTAAAGGACCGCTTCTGTCAAAATTTAAATTAGAAACACCTGATGTAACTGGAGCCGCGCTGAATGTTGGCTGGGCTGTGCTTCCTCGGCTTACAAGAACTGTTCCCTGGATGTTAAATCCAGATAAGCCCAATGTTCCAAGTATGCTTGCACGACTCACGGTAAAAGGTTATTTTTTCTCTTCTACACTCACAATACCGCGCAGAAAGAGTGTTCCAGAAGCAGGATCAATCCATTGCGCTTCTTTCATAACATTTTTGCCTACTTGACGTTCCACAATAATAGGTCTTGTCAATTGTCCTGAAATAGGACTTACTTGAGGTTTGGGCTGCACAAATGGTACGTTTTTGATCATATTATTATTTATAATTATTTTATATTTTTATACTGTAATTCGCAAACTTTAAACACCTTATTTGGAAGATTTTGAATAAAATCGATTATTTTAGCATTAATTCCAATATCAACTTTTCCAAGAGGAGCATTTCTTTTAATAAGATTAGGCAAACTTAAAAAACGATATTCATTATCATCACTGTCTATAACCACCCAAAATTCACCTGCATATTTGCCTTTTAATATTGCAAAAAAGGCACCTTTTTTATAAGTTTTAAACCTTATCTTTTTGAAGAGCTTTGACAGCATGACTAAATCCTTTGATATTTTCCTTCAAATCCTCAATAACGTTTTTAGGCGTATAACCCAGACTTTCAATTTTCATGGGCGAAAGCATGCAATTACTTCGGTTAACTTTGAAATTCATCTCTTCATAGCTTAGAATTTTCCAATTTTTGTTTTCTAACCCTTCTTCTCGCATCAATTGAATAACGTCTTCACCTCGAATACTATCATTATTCACCACATTATAAATACCATATCGGGGCTTTTCTTTTAAATTGATAAAGAAGTCAGTAAATTCATTCAAAAGGTTCATACTGGTGATACTGTTTTTCATGCTGATTAAATTGTCATATTTCAAAAGTTTATAAAGATAGTTTTTACTTGCATAACTGTCATTGTAAGGAATACGAATACGAAAGGTGTAAACAGGATAATCTTCCAGTTTTTCTTCACAAAGATGTTTGGTTTTGCTGTAAAAGCTGCTGCGATTGCTAAAAATTCCAAAATTAGGCATATCATATTCACTGTAAATTTTATCCTGGCTGTCGTAAATGCATCCGCTTCCTACATTAATAAAAGGGATTTCCATTTCTTTACAGATTTTAGCAATACGAACAGGAACAACCACATTCCAAAAATAACAATCCTGCCAATTGGTTTCACAACCTTCCACGTTTGGTGATCCAGTATAACCTGCTGCATTGATCAAATAATCAGGCTTTCCTTTTTCCAGATATTCCCGGAGTTTTTCTGGTTGTGTATAATCCAAGAATTCCCGGCGAACCATGTCCACAGTTTTTACATTACCCAAACTTTTCAGTTTGGCAGCCATATTTTTTCCTACAAATCCTCCTCCGAGGATAAGAGCATTATTAATCATCGTTGTTTTTTGGTTTGATATTGTTTTGTGACTGATAAAAGAAACGATTGATTGCTGCGCTTAATGCATCCGCATCTTTTTGATCTTTTGCATGGATGAAATTCACCTGACTATTTGCCATGTCATATCCGATAATAATAAAACAATCAAGATATTCGCTGATGATGCTGTCCAGATGTGTAAGATCAGCAGATCTTTCTGTTTTTAAATTAATCTTTTGTTGCAGATAATTGTGCAACGTGCTTTTGATCAATCCTTCGATATTCTCTGCCGATACTGATTTCGGCGGCTGTTTTGCAGAAAGAGAATTAGACGAGGTTGAGTTCTTGTTGTTTTTCTTCCGAGGGCTTTTCACTTGAACTATTTACCATCTTTTTGAAAAATCTACTATTTTTAGCATTATTGCCAATGTTCTTTTCAAGAAGCAAAAGAATTACACTTTCAATGCTGTCTGTTCTCAGGCTGAAGTTCTTCACGAAACGAATTCCGCCATCATTTATTTCAAACATGATATCTCCGTTGAAATCCTTGTTCTGATAACAGGTGATAAAAATACTGCTGTTAGAAGGATCAACAATGATGGTCCAAAGACGAGGATCTGTTTTTGCATATTCCTGGAACAGTTTCCATACAATGAATCCGTTGTCACGGAGACGCTTGATGAAATAACTAGGTGTACGAACTTTGTTTTTGCTTATTCTTTTTTTGTTTGATGTATTCATTTGATTAGGCATGGTATGACATAAGACATTTTGATTCCATCATTTTCATATATTAGATTTACTAGGCTGCTTGCTTTATGGAAGCGAAATTGTAATTTTTCCATCTTATTTGCCAAAATAATTCTTAAGGGTTCAAGCGGAAGAATAAAATCCAAACCACCATCCACAGATGCGATGTTCTCAATAGTACGGGTAAATCCATCACACTGATTTTTTGTTTTGTCTGAAAGTTCAATCTTTAGGGTATTATTTGCAAAAACAAAATATAATTTATTTAAATCTGGATATATTCCACTCGCCTTAATTATTTCAAAAAAAACATCAGTATTTAAAACAATATCCAAATTAAAAGGAAGAGCATTTATTTTTTCAAAACTTAAACGGGGTTTTGGCACAACCTTGGTATCATACATTTGCATTGTAAAATGATTTGTTGTGTCTTTGTATGAAAGATAATTCTGATCCAGTTTAAAACTGACCACATCTTTTTGCACAAAATCAAGAGTCTTAATGAATCTAGAAAGATCAATAAATGCCAGTTCTTTCTGATCTTTAATATCAGTATCAATACTGGATGATGCTTCCAGAAAAAGTGAACCATCGGGATAACTGCTTTTTGCCTGAACTTTGTCTGGTTCTATTTTAAGAACACACTTCGGATTCAGTTTCAGAAGCGGTTCAAGAAAATATCGACAGAATTTGTTCTTATTTTCTATCGTGAACCGATTCATTTAATATATTCTTAATATTGGTTAAAGCTGATATAATCTTATCAAACTCAGGAATCAGTTTGGGTCCATTTGTAAAATGGATAACTTGTTGAATTGTTTCTTGAACAGGAACTGGTGCCGAAACATTCAATCCTGCATTTACTACATTGACAGCAGGAGCTGCCGGAACTGTAGCTTGAGGAATAACTGGTGCCTGTGGTTGTTGAATTACAGGAGGTGTAGAATTAAAAGGTTCTGTTGGCAATAAACTCATGCCTTGGTCAGAATTTACCCTAAAAACATTCTTAGGATCTGTTTTTAAAGCCTTTAAACTACTTCCTCCTACATTATGCTTGTCTATTTCATTTAATTGAGCAAGTGTATTGCCCAAAAAATTATAAACAATATTAGCTATTTGTGGATCTTGAATGTGGCTCATTCAGATGTTTCCAGACCTTCAAGAAGATCCTTGATCAAATCTTCCTCTTTATCATCGGCTTTTTTACCACCAATACTGGATTTCAATTGTGTTTTCTGCTCCACAAGATCGCTATTCTTTTCAGCGGCAGCAACCTTTTTGGATGAAGGGGGAGTTACAGAAACGTTACAGAAGAAATGTTCTTCCAAAAGTTTCTGAAGCTCATCTTGTGTTTTCTTTTGATAAACACTTTCCAAGTCAAAACCACTTTCATAGATTTTTTCTTGAGCCTTTTCATCCAATCCTTCAATTTCTTTTGGAGAGGTGAATCTGCTGCTACTATAATTCGGGAAATCCCCCTGCTTTTCTACTTTGATCTTTAGATTGCAACCTTTTTCAGAAAGATCAAAAATTTTGTCACCAAAATCTTCACTTTCTTCACCGGACATTGCATCCATAACGATCTTATGAAGCTGTTTGCCAAACTTCAAAATCATTACTTTTCCGTTGTTGCTTTTATTAATAGGATCATCAACAACCAAAACATTTGCAAGCCATCTTTCAGTACGCTTGATTTCTGCTCCCTTTACCTTATCAGCATCATTATTGCTCTTATAAAGAAGCTTATAACGGGTTTGGCCAATAGGATCAACTTCGCCCCATGTAGTCGGGGAAAGGGCACTGACATATTGACCTGTTGCGAAACTGGTCCAACCATGTTGAACATGATGAAAGAATGTCTTTTTGGCATCCTTCAAATTAGGAATCAAACGAACACTATATGTGTTTCCTGGTTCCAGTTTCAGAATATTTTTATATAGTCCGCTGTTATTTTCACCCTTCTTTGTAAGGGATTCCTTCAGCGTTTCAAACATAGATGATGTGAATTTACTCATGAACTTATCTTAACATACAAATTAAGATGTCAACTCAGAATCTTTTTATTTAAAATACTTTTTACCAAAATTCTGGCATTTTGGCTAGTAAGAAACTTTTTATTATATAATTCATAATTTTCATAAATGTCTGGTATTATGAATTTTAAAAGATTGGAATCAAAAGCAAAAAAAGCTTTTTCAAAACCCTCTAAACCCATCAAAAAATAAATTGAAACATTTCTATTTTTTAAATGTGTCACAAATGAAGGAACTTTTTCTTTTTTATTGTTTAGGTATTCTGCAAAAGATATTCCTTCAATTTTTAAAAACTTCTTTAAAAACAATGCAGAATTTTTTATTTTAACAAGATTGCGGATATGATCTGGTCCCATCATTAATATTTCCTTTTCAAAATCACTGTAACTTTTTACCGCTTTTCTTGAAAGATAATAATCAAACGCAAAATATTTTGTGTCCTTGTATAAAAAATAAGGAGCTTCAAAAAAATCATCCACATTTATTTCATAAGAATCAAAAAACAGCTTGATTCTTTCAACCTTGTTTTTTACCTCTTGTGGAAGAGTTTCATATGTTTTTCTGTACCGGAATGGTGCAGAATTTGCAGTCCGATATGCCTTGATAAAGGAATTGTAAATATCCAACAAATCGTGTTTCACGAAAGGTTCAATTTTTTATTTTTATTTAAAAACTTAGTTATGTATTTTGATTTGTGTAAATTTGGATCGAAATTTATAAAAATTTTAACACATTCATGATCAGTTTCAACATTCAACATTTGTTTGAAAAGCTGGCGATAATTTTTATTTTTTAAAAATGCTATGAAGACATTGGGAAGATTCAGCTTCTTTTCTGCCAAAATACACATTAGACTACAGAAACAAAGAAAGTAATATTCGGTCTCTTTATCTGTAATAGTCTTTTCCATATCAGATCTTAGTGAATTTGATTGATAAATCAACAAATTTATCTATAATTTTACCAGAAGCAAAGTTTTTATATCCATGGCCATCCATGAATATTTTTGCAAAAACACCACAATCGAAATTGGTTTCTTTCTTTCGATTGATTCTTATGCAAGCTGAAAGTGTATTTTTGTTTATGCTTATGGCTGCATCAGAATCATATTTTTTGCAAAATTCCGCACAAAGTTCATTTATTGCAAAATCAGCATAAAAAATTATTATATTAAAATTTTTTGTTTTAAGAACATGTGGTTCGGAATTTTGAACGGCTTCGGCCATTTTTGATGCATAAATCCGTACCATATTTTTTTCTGTATCGTTAAAATCTCTATCTCCTTGCTCAAAAGCAGTGATAAATTTTTCCAATTTGTTTCCTGTAAAAGACCAGAATACCATGTTTAGGAATAAAGATTTTTTATATTTTAAATTATAACTGTCGTAATCATCAATATACTCTATCAATTTTTTCTTTTCATCCGATAATGGTGTTTTTAAAAGATCGGCAAATAATTTTGTACAGGATGTTTCCTGCTTGGAAATTATCTTACAATTTTTTGAAGTTATCTGTTCAGGTAAATCATGATGATGAACAAAAAGCACATTCGGTCTATCTGCTATATCCACATGTTTTTGATTAAATGTCATATCACAAACAATCAAAGGAATTCTGGGATCGCTGTTCTTTAAATGTTGAGACAATTCATCTTCATTTGTAGGTATAATATCATATTGTTGATTAGGTGAAGACCATTTGGCTACAAGACAGCATCCTGCTCCATCCAAATCAAAATCACAAAGAATGACTGTCTTTTTCATTCCATCAAATCATTGACTGCTAGATTATTCAAAGTATTTTCTGTACTGGAAATAGCATCATTTGTTTCAATTTTTGCTTCTTCTCGAATTCGCATAGTTGCTTGATCCAATGCAAAAGTCGCAGTACCAAAAGCAGGACCCATACGGTTTTTCTGAATATTCATATTAATACGACCTAATTCTATATCTTCAGGTTCCCGCCACAAACCAATAATACAATCGGCAGTCATGGCCAATCCCAGACTTTCACTCACTGTTTCTAATTGAGGATTGCTTTGATTCATGGCACTTCGATTCAATTGGGTTGCTGTAATCACAGGAACATTAAAAATATAACTTACAGCTCGGAGATTTTCAGTAATATGCTTGACCCTTTCATAGGAATTGGTTCCAAATGATGTGGTTAAAAGGTTTACATAATCCACAATGATGGCATCTGGTTTGATTCCACTCTGTATGAGTTTCTTGATATATGCATTTAATTGACCAACACTAATTGTGCTAGGGGGAAATTCCTTGATCACAAGTTTGGATTTTGGATTTTCCCTTTTATATTTTGCAATTTCATCCCTTAAATCATCCAATTTATGCTTTAAGGAAAAGATTGGAATGTTGGCAAAGTTTCCACAAAGCCGTTTTGCATATACAACTTCACTCATTTCCAGACTAATCAACAAAACGGTTTTGCCTTGTGCGCAAATATTACTGGCAATATTGGCCAAAACAATACTCTTACCAACGTTGGTTTGACCGCTGAAAACATAAAGGGCTTTTCCTTCTTGTAAAAATCCACCCTGAAGTTTCTCATCTATCCATCTATAACCGGTAGAAATGTAATTTTCTGTCTTTGTAATTTCCGTTGCAAGTTTTTCAATATCCTCAAAATAATCCATTCCCAAATCATGCGTCAAACTTATGCTGCATGCCTGTTGGAATTTCTCTAAAATTTCATTTGTATCAACACTAGTTTTTTCAGTCTTTTCCATGATATCGATCATGGTTTTAATAACCGCTTTTTCTTTTAGAAACTTTTCAGTGTTTTCATATAGTTCTTTTGTATTAAGATTTTTATCAATTGTTTCAAACGTTGTTACAATATTTTTTAATGATTGTTTAAGCTTATCATTAATAAGATAATTCTTAATCTCGGTTATGGTTGGAGGAACATTATTTTTTTGATAAAAATCAGTTATAATGCCAATAACATTTTTAATATCCTCATTGGTAAAATATTCAGGTTTTAAATACTCTGCAATGGTACCCAAATAGGCACCATCCATAAGACACTTGTATATTATAAGTGTCTCGAATGTATCGTTATCGATTTTGTTTATTTTGACCATTTTTCAAGAAACCATTTTTGACCATTCTGAAAAACAATATCTTCATAGTTCCTTAATCCGGGACTTGCATGAATTACCCAAATCGGCCAAATACCAATTTTATAAGAATACTTTTTAGCCTGTAAACTGATATCCAAATCCGTGAAATGTGTATGACAAGGATTGGTTTCATCAAAACGGAAATTTTTGTTTATTTTGAATAGCTTGGTTCTAAACGCCATGAACAAATTGTCAATCAAATCAACTTCACAAGGCGTATTTCCAAAGCTAGTCATGAAAATACTACCTTTATCAAATGGATGGGCTACAGCACCTCTTAAGTTGTGTCGATCACACATCAGATGCCAAAGTGCTGGAGATTTGATTATGGGATTGATTCCTCCAGCCAATCCAATCACATCATAATTGTTTTCTCGAACTGCTTTTTCCAGCTTTTTTGCAATACGAAGATCATCAATAAACACATCATCATGAATAAAACATATAATATCATATTCGTCCATGTGTTTTTCAATGGCACGATTATAAACTACCGAAAGTTTTTCGGTGTTATTTTCGATTATCTCGTATTCAGCACCCGGAACTTTGCTGATACTTTTTAGAAACGATATGTTTGATTTGTCGCCACGAGTTGCACTAATGAAAAGAATCTTTTCATTCTTTTGCTGCGTCTGTATCTGAGTCTGCGTATTTGTAGGCGACATTTAATTTCTCCTGGAGATTAGGTATAACATACTCTTCCCAAAAAGATATATCATTTTTAAAACTTTTTGCATAACCTAATTTTGTTCCGTCTGCTTTAGTATAGGTTGGTCCGTTTTGGATAATAATTCCATGATTTACTGCCATTTCCAAAAGTCCACTATATTTGTCCAATCCTGTTCTGTAATTCAAATAAATTGGAACTTCCAGAAAAGGTGGTAAAAACCTGTTCTTGGTTGTCATGGCACGAAGAGTTACACCCGAATATTGTTTTGCTTCGGGAAGCATTTTGTCCTCTTCATTTTTATCATCTTGCTTTTCATTTCTGCGAGCCAATTGAACGATGACACTGCTCATATACAAAGGACCACTTCCTCCACTTTGGTTTTTAACCAAACTTGGATACATGCTGGCAGGATCTGCATATGTATGGTTACTGCAAAGAACAGTCACACCTGCTTTTGCTGCTTTATAAGTCAAAATACGCAACATGCTCTTCAAGCTTTTGGCACGAAGACCCATATCTGCAACAGATTTGTCCTTTTCAATGTCAGCAACTTCTTTTGCACCGGCAAGATTGCCAAGACTGTCTATGCTGATAATGAATTTGCCTTGAGCTTTTTTCTCAATAACTTGATCCAAAAATTTAGATATCTGGTTTTTGGTTTCATCAACAGTATAAACAGGGCAATACTTGGTCTTTTCCGGATCAAGTCCTACGGTTTTACCGCTATCTGCATCAACACTCATCTCACTATCAAAAATCACAGGATACATTCCTTGTTTTTGAGCAAGACCCAAGATTTTATTGATAAGAAGTGTTTTACCTGTTTGTGATTCTCCTGTAAAGACGATGATTCGTCCTTTTGGAACACCACCTTCACGGATTTTTCCGCTAATAATGGCGTTTAGAGCATAACAACCAGTATCATACCAAGTATCAACGTTGCTTAGAGTGTTATCTGATAGAAAAGCAGCTTCTGGATTGATATCATCCAGACAACCTAGAATTTTATCCAGATCACTCATTAGTCTTCGAACAGCTTGACTACTTCAGGATTAGAATCAGCAACAGGAGCAGACGTAAAAATACGCTTGTACTGCTCAATAATACGCTCTTCTAATTGAACGTCAGTGGTCAAAACCAGCTTATCCTTTGGGAAAAGCCAGGTGCCAACTGTTTCACGAAGAGCAGGGCTGATGAATTCCTTGAAAAACAAGGGAATCGTCTGGATGCTCAGTTGTCCAGTGGCTTGATTCGGCTGAACCAGCAGAATAGCGGGGTTTTTTACCTTTAGGTTTCCGTTCTCCTCGCCAAGAACTTCGCCTATGATTGTACGTCCTACATGATCTACGAATGGTTGAATTGAACTCATACCACCATTTAATCATACGATTTAGAAAAGCAACTATATTAAATAATAATATGCACTTGGAAAGCCATAAAATATTTGAAGCCTATGTTCTTGCGAAAAGTGTTGAAAGAAAACCACTTAACGAAGGGATTATGGATTTCTTAAAAGGCATTCCTAAAAGAAGTGAAGATAAAAAAAGATATGAAACATATAAAGATTTGTGGACACGTTTTTGGTATCCTAGATTTGCCAAGAAGGGCGATATCAAAACAAACAAAGAAAAAGCTGTAGATACCTTTAATAAGTTCTTAAACAGTCGTGCATGGGCAGATGCAAACATGCAAGAAAACAAAGCTAAAGCTTTAGAATACTTCAAAACTAATCATACTGCTCAGAAATATGAAGATGCTGAAAAAGGTGCACTGGAAACTCTTTTGTATGGTCAAACATCATTATATACACCTGCTAAAGAGGAAACTCCTTCTGAAACACCTGCTCCTGTAACTTCATCAAAGCCTGCTGATTCTGTAGAACAAGCCAAAGCTGAACCTGAATTAAAAACTATGAATCCTGCGGAATATGCAAAACTTTCTCCTGAAGAAAAGGATAAACTTCATGGTGATGTTTATGCCAAAAAAGAAACCGTTGCTCCTACTCCAGAACCTGTAGCAGATGAAACTCCTGCTGAACCATCTACAGAAGAACTTCCTCAAGATCCTTACAAATTAAAAGCAGAAATAACAAGGTTAAAAAATTTAAACAAAACTTGGTCCAAAGCTATTAGTAAAAAATTAGGAAGAAATGTAACAAAACCCAGTCAATTAGTCGTCAGAAAAAAGTAATTCAAGATTAGCATAGTTCATTTTTCCTGGTTCTCGTATTTCCCATCCTACCGGTTCAAAGATTTTTCTCATTGTTTCCAAAACAAGCTTTTCAAATTGCTTTTCTTTGTCCATGGGGAACAATTCTTTGATTTCATCCGGAAGACGATTTTTGAATGCCATAACTGAAATGGCAAATTGATTCGGTTGTTGCACATAATAATATTGAATCTTGTCTCCGCTTGTTATGGTTTCATGTTTTTTTAACAAAGACTGTTTTTTAAGAAAATAATTATAATAATAAGCTGCCTTAACATGTACAGGCATTCCTTTTACTGTCATCAGTTCATTACATGAGTCAGAATACTTTTCATAATTCTTAATACCCACTACAAATGAAAGATTTTTTTCATCTTTGGTTTGAAAATCCTCATAAATCTTTTCCAGGATTATATTTGTCTGAGATGGATCCCGAGTTTGTATCATGGTTTCAATAATTTTTTTATTAAATTCTTTTACTTGCTTGGTCATGGTGCTTCGAACCACCTCAATTCCTGTATATTTTGTTTTATCACAAGGAACACCCTCTTCATCAATAACATGAAGCACATATCGTTTCTTTTGTATATAAATGGCCACGTCACATATGGATTCCCGTTTAAATTCCAGATTTGGTGAACTGCTATTAAGTTCCTTTTTAGCCCAAAAGGTTATTTGTTCATTGATGTATTTTTCTAGATTGTCAATAACCTTTTCTGCGTCGGAATTTAAAGTTTTGTCCTTCTTTAATAATTTTATATTATTTTTTTCAAGAAGCCGTTTGACTGAAACGTGACAACTATCCGTATCTCCATAAACCATTGGAGAGTTCTTTTCTAATGATTCCTTTTCTATGCCATTTTTAACAAAAAATTCTTCAATAATTTCACTTCCTTTTTTGATTACACTTTGACCTGTGACTGTAATGCTTCTAGCCACATCTCTATCACTTAAAAAAAAGAAATTGTTTGCAAATGCCCCATAGATACTGTTCATGAGAATCTTAAGGGCATATTGTTTGTTGTTTAGGATGGATTCCCGTTTCTTTTTTTCCTTATAATCTTCTGAATCTTTTTCAGAATTAAGCAGTTCTCGCTTTATTTTCTTTAATTCCTTTTTTATATCCACCCGTTTTTTATAATTTTCTTCAATAATTTGAGGAACAAGACCTGTTTCTTTTTGACTAAACAAAGTTCCTATCTTTGTTACAGCAAGATTTTCCTTTTCCATCAATACTTTAAGTTTTTCATCCGTTAACGTATATTTTTTACCATTTACATGATGTAAAAATGTCTTGTCGTCTAGTTTTTCAAGGTTTCCCACCTTTGTTTCCGGACTCATGTTACATGTTCGAATCAAATTGGGATAGAGTGAATTGGCATCAAAGCTGATAACCGCATCATGAAAACCTCTTTGTGGTTCACTAACAAATGCACCTTCAATTGTAACTCCATCATCTTCTTTATGTGGGAAGGTGGGTATAATTTTCTTGTTTTTCTTGGCTTGAATAGCCACTGCACCCGCCACAATACTGATTGTGCTCATGGCAGTTTCAAGATTGGTCAATCCTACATGAGAAAGAGAACGAAGAATGCTCAAATAATGCAATTTTTCCTCTAGCTTAACCAGAAGATTAACGTCTTGAATGTTATAATCCACGAATTGCTTCCAATTTTTCTCCGCCAATGAAGACAGATTGCTTTCCTCATATTCTATTTTGCTTTCTCCCAGTTCTAGTGAAGTTATGGAACCCAAAGAATAGCTTTCCCGCTGCACCGGACAAAACTTTTTATAAACATTCATGTAATCCAAATTGGCGATCCCTTCAATATAAAACTTTTCTGCTTTCTTTCCGAATTTGGTGAATATCTCTTTTGAAATAATATTATTATATGGACTAAGTCTTTTTGCCTGATCCTCTCCCAAAACTCTTCCTATACGATGCACAAGATAAGGAATATCGAAAACTTCTCCGTTCCAGGTTGCCACAATATCAGGATAATCTTTTTGAAAGAAATCCAAAAACCTTTCCAATAAAACTATTTCAGTTTTACAATTATGATAGATTATATTGTCATGGGAATCATATTCACCCAATCCGAAACTATGAAACTTTTCTGAAAGATTGTCATATATGGTTATCATATTGACAGGTGCTTTTGCCAAAGATGGTTCTGGAAACTCATCTGGACTGTAAGTTTCAATATCCAAATAAAATATTTTTAAAGGATGCTTAACAAAATCTGGACTATCTATTTCTGACGAAAATTCATCGATTAAAAACTGTTGGGAACAAGTGAAATTATGATAAATGCGTTTGTTTTCATCTTTTTCAGAGAAAATACGCCGTTCTTTTGATGAACTAAATGTTTTTTTCTTTAATTTTGTATTATATAATGATATTTCGTCGTGCTGACCACTTGTTTCTACATACAAATACGGATAATAGGTGCGACTTACTGTTACTCGCTCACCTGTTTCTGACCATGTGGCCAAACGAATAGCGTGATTTAAAGGATCGTATGTGGCATGCCTATACACGCCAACTATGTTAACCCATTCACCTTGTTTAGCAACACCCGGCGTTCATCCCCATAAGGATATTTGTACAATTCAACATATTTGTTAATATTATCCTCATTTTCAAGCCAACGCTTTTCTGAAGCAGATCTGGCCCGTTCACAATGAGTCATATATTTTGATTTTTTACCTAAAACTTCATTAATTACCTTAATCATTTCATCTCCGGTATCAAATTTGAATGGAGCATCTTCATATGTGCAAAGATTTTGGCAAGCAATAGGAAGACCATAACAGCAAGCTTCAATATACTTCAAATCACTCTTGCTTTTATTGAAATTATTATTTTGTAATGGTGCAATCATCATATTGATTCTCAAATCATTGATCTTGCCTGGATAATGATAAAGATCTTGCCAAGGATGATATTCAAATATGCCTTTTTCAACGAGAGGTCGGAACATCATAGGAAATGCACCAAAGAAAACCCACTGATATTTGTCTTTTGTATCTGCAATTGCCTGTAAAACGTGTGCAAAATCATCATTTTGTCCTACACGATTCTCCACATCAAAATGTGCACCGCTTCCTGCATATAAAATTCTTGGTTTCTTTTCACAGGTATCATAATTTTCACTAATTTTTTTAAGATTATAGTAATTACCCATCCAAAACTTTGGAGGATAGTTAGGAATAACTGTGATTTTTTTATGACCTGTCTTTTCCGCATAATAATCTTTCATGAATTTACATGTCACTGTGATTTCATCACATTCATTCATGATAGCTTGAGCTTGTTTTCGGATATTAGGATCAATAAATGCAGTTTTAAATTTGTTATAATCCGGAATATCTTCATGAAACACAAGATCGTCAATCTCGTAAAGAAGACGAAAACCATTCTGTTGTCCCAATTGCTTTAAAAACTGAACAAACTTTAATTGATGTTCTGTTGCCTGACGTTGAACACGAACTGCCTTGGTATTGATATAATAACGAGGATCAAGGCACATGACTGTTGTGCTATGCATGGTCATTTTATTATGGGCATTAAGAATCATTTCGGGCCAAATCAAACGCCAATGGCCGCAACCGCTATAATCTGCAAGATAATTGATTCCACGATCTGGCATATTGTCAGGCTGTGGTGCTGTGGGTGCCAACGCAGGTCTTGGTGCTATAGTGTTAGAATATTGACCTACTGCTTGAAGAAGAGGATTTGTAGCAAATGGATTACCGGTATTAAACATAAATCTAATTAATATATTATTTTAATTTTCAAGCACTGTTGTTATGCCATTTTTCTTTTGTAAGCTTAATGTTTTAAAATTATTTGAATAAATCGCATCTTTTCGGTGGCTTATAATGAATACACACTTATTCAGGGATATTTCTTCACAAATATCAGTTATAAGTTGAACGCTCTTTTTATCGAAACTACTATCAAAAATCTCATCAAAAAGCACAAAATTGAATACTGGAAAGTTCTGAAGCTCTCGCATTTCCATGAATGAAAACATGCAGGCAAGATCAACCGCCTTCTTTTCAGCACCAGAAAGATTCGCATAGCTAGCAACCTTACCCACCGAATCTGTTAAGGTATCTTCAAAATAACTATCAAAATTTATTCGTGAATTGGCATCTAATTTATTCAAATAATGATTTATTTTACTGTTTAAAAGATTTATAATTTTTGAAATAAAGACACTTTTTAATCCTTCATCACTTAATATAAATTTACTGTTATTTAAAATATATATATTTTTATCAGATTCGGTGATCTTTTTTTCCAAATCTTGCTTTTTCTTTTCATTTTCTTCAATCAATTTGTCAAAATTCTCTGTTCGATTTGTTTCTTTTTCTATTTGTTTTTCAATATCATCAATTGAAGAATTGATTTGTTCTATGAGTTTTTTGTTTTGTTCTTTCTTGGAATTGTCTCTTTCGGATTGCTTTTCCTTTTTTTGTAAATTATCTATTATTTTTTCAGCTTCTGACTTCTTATCCAAAAATTTTTCTCTTTTGTCCTTTTCCTTTTTAATTTCATTTTCAATATTTGTTATCTGTTGAAGCATTTCTTTTTTACGATTTTCAACATGATCTTTACAGGATTCATCTATTTCCCTCAAACAAGATGGACATGTATCAATATTCTCTTTAATTTCATTAAGATTTTTTTGAATAGAGCGTATTTCAGATTGCTTGGAAGCTATAAGTTTTTCTGTTTCGCTTATTTTTGCTTCAATGATTTTTAAAACAGATTTAGCCTGGTTTATCTTTTCAGAATGATCGACAGATAAATGTTCCATTAATGATTCGATTTCTTGGTTTAAAATATAGATTTTTTCTTTTAATACTTTTATTTTTTGTTCAAGTTCAGATATGTTTTTCTTTTTCTTATTCTCAAATTCTTCTTTTTGTTTTTTATAATCCTCTAGAATGGATTCATAGGTTTCTTTTTTGGCAGACAATCCTTCTCTTAGTTTACGTTCTTCGGACAATTCAGTTTTACAAATATCAGTCATTTCGGAGAAAATGTCCAAATCCAAAATAGATTCTATATATTCCCGCTTTTCCGACTTTTTCATGTTCATGAAACAGTTGCTGGAATTAATACCCAATGATATACAATTGTTGAATATTTTACTAGTACAACGAACAAGGTTTTCTATGGTCTCATTTGTATTGGCTATAGTATCTTTTGTTTCATCCACTGTGTTTTTTATGAATTTTGTTGTGGTTGGATTCACCGTTCTAGCTATTTCATAGCTGTCATTTCCTATATCAAAAGTTATTTGAACCAATGTTTTCCCATTTGTGTAATAATTTGGAATCAGATCTTTTTTGATTTCTCGGATGGTTTCTCCAAACAAAGCAAAATGAATAGCATCGGCAATTGTGCTTTTTCCCACACCATTCGATCTTTCTGGTTTATCCAGATTCTGACCTGTAATTAAACACATTCCCTTTTCAAAATTAACTGTAATAGGTTTTTCACCCACTGATAGAAAATTTTTTATATAAACAGTTTTAAAGTTTATAGTATGCATTAGTTACACCTTTTATAAAGATTGGAGCAATATTCCTGGGTTTCTTTTTTATTTTCAATATCCATTCCATCAATGAATTGTTCCAGCATTTGCTCAAATGATATGTTTGTGTCGGTTTTGATATCATCGCTTTTCAATTCAAAATCTGTTTGCGTCAAAAGAGTGAAAGGTTTGTGCTCTTCTTGAATTTGGCTTGCGAAGCTTGTGTATTTCTCAGTTGTATCCGAAACATCAAAAATGACCCGTACAATTGAATTTTTTCTTTTAGGTTCTTCTTTTTTTGAATATCTTATTATTTCATGCCGGGGCGAAAATTCATTTTCAAAACTTTTCAATCCCATGTTTTCCAAATCCAGAATATAAACATATTTGTTATTGTTGATGTCTGCAAAACTATGTTGGAATGGATTTCCTAGATATCCTGCTTTTAATTTTCCATGATTACGGATATCGCTTATATGAAAATGTCCTGCCAATATAAACCTTTCATTATTTTGGTATTTTTCCAAATCAACACCTTCTTCACAGAATTTGCTGTTATTCATTCTAAAATTTTTAAATTCAGCATGTGTTAATATGACATCTCCTTCAAAGTTCTTTGCTTCATTAGAATCTGTCCAAGGAACCATATTAATTTGTTTGTCTTGGTATTTGAACAATGTCGTATTATTGACAACATTAACATAAGGATATCCTTTGAAAATGTGAAGAGACGTTACGTCATTCTTTTCCTTAAAATAAATGTCGTGATTTCCGGTTATCAAATAAACTTTGAAATCAGAAAATATATCCAAAACTTTTCTTGCTATATCAAGAGTCGAAACATCAATCTGATCCCGATCATGAAAGTAATCACCCAAACAAATGACTGACTCTGCACCTTCCTTTACAGCTATTTCCTTGCTCCATTTTGCCCAATCCAAGGCAAGCTGATGCCATCTAGGACTATTCTGATGAACTCCTAGATGTAAATCTGCAAAAAGAAGAGATTTTTGAGTTAATGTTTTCAATCGTTGTCGTCATTATTATCTGGATCTATATAAACATGAGCACCTGTGTTAGCAGTACCTTCAATCATTTTATCTGTATACATTTTTTCACGATACTGTTCTAATGTTTCGTGATGCTTCTTTTCTTTTTTAATTCGATTAATAAAAGCATGGAATGCTATGGTTGTGAAATAACTGAACGGACTATAACCAGAATCCAGATTGAATTTCTTATGTTTCAATGCTGTCATCATTTTAACAATAGCATCACCCACCATTTCATCCCGATAGCTATAATTTATGAAGTTTGGAGCATAGCTCAGACCATTGGCAATCTTACTGACACTTTCACCCAAATATTGGGTAAGAATTTCAGATGCATAAAATGATCGAATGCCTTCCTCAAATTCTTTTGCATTTACATAGTGAATCTTTTCTTTTTTTACTTTTGCAGCAATTTTTTTGATTTTTTCCTGATCTTCGGATATATCCATATCCGGATTTTGATTTTTTGGTTTACGTCCTCTTTTCTTTTTCATATTATTTTATATTGTGTTTTCTTGGTTTCTATTTGTTCTCGATTGTAAATTTCAAATCTTTTTTCAAAGTGTTTTTTTCCATAATAAAGTTGGTCGGCTAAATCAATAAGCATAAGTTTTTCTTTGGTGGGATGTAATCTTAACCCACGACCTATGCTTTGCAATAGACGAATCTTAGCTTTTCCTGCATTTGCCAAAATAATATTGTGAAGATTTTTAATATCAACACCTGTTGCAAAAATACTGCTTATGGCAATGCAAACGACATTGTTAGCGTTTTCCATTATTTTTCTAATTTCATTCCGAGATTCTACTTCAACATCTCCTCGTATAAAAAAGACTTTTTTATTTTCACATATTTTTTCCAAAACATTTTGAAGATCCAACCCATGTTGAATTCTATCAATCAACACCAATGTATTATTTTGTAAATTACAACTCAATTTGCTAATAATATTGTTTCTGGAAGAATTGTTTATTACAAATTCATATTCTTGACGATATCTTTTCAAATCATCTGGATCTAACCATTCTGGTTGATTTTGATAATCCAATTCAATAACTGTACATTGAGCTTGAGTCAGATACTTTTTCAAATCTACCGATGTTTTTTTGTAAATTACTGGACCAAATTTACCTTCAATACACAAAACGTCTTCTTTTTCATCTGGAAGGGTTCCTGTGAATCCAAATCGAATACATGCCGGTAATTTGTCCAAAACTTTATTAATTTTGTTTCCTCTTTTATATTTGTGCGCCTCATCAATTATTATTGCATCACAATCCTCAATTTTTTCTTCTCCCCTAGAATTCAAAACACCTATATTGGCAATGATAATCTCCGAGTCTCCGTCAAAATCATTATCTCCTGTGTATTTTTTAATCTGATTTTTTACACCAGTTTTCTTGAATTCATCATAAACTTGTTCAACCAATCCAAGATCAGGTTCTATAATCAATATTTTTTTAGCCAAATTGTTTTTTATAAGATTATGGCTGATTGTTGCCATGACATATGTTTTTCCTCCTCCAGTAGCAACTTCAAAAATTCCTCGTCCAAATTTAAATGCTTTTTCACACATTTCTTTTTGATAATCCCTAGGTTCATATTCCAAGTATTCAATTTCAGTTTTAACCCGAATAGGGTTGGCTTTTTCTAAAACATCCTTTTCTACTACAATATCCTCCAAGCCTATTGTTTCTGACATGTATTTGTAAATGGAATAGAAAAGACCCAAATCAAATCTGCCGGAAGGTGTTATGGCATATAAACGATCTGCCACAAAATAACCTTTTCTGCGCATATGCCGTGCAGTTTTATTTTCACACGAAAAATGATTTCGAATCATCCGAATGTGCGGTGATTCTATCATTCCAAACTTTTTAGATTTATCCAGAAAAATACGGTTCAATTTGTTTCCATTTTGATTAGTTCCACCAGATTTTTGATATCATAACTAGCTGAACTTAAAATTTTTTCAGATTTCTCACATATTTCCAAAATCATTTCACAATTTTTAATTTTGTTATCTATTTCAAAAATAGTTTCATGATCACTTGCAAGTTTTTCGGCAGCAGGAATTGATAATCTAACAGCAGATTCACGATTGATTTCTTCAACTATAACTTTGATCATGCGTTTGCGTTCAACGTATAAGTTGCCTATTTCCATTTTAGTTTTGATATAAATGGTGGCATATCTATGTTTAATGCTAGGAAGCATTAATTGTTTTTCTTTCAAATTCAATTCATCAAATTGCAAAAATTGTTTTATTTCTTCTAATAGTTTTTCGGGTTCCATTATTCATAAATACTTTATATGGGTCTTTTTTCAAATATTTTTAGTAAAATCTTAAATGAAGATAATACAGCAGGACCGGGAGGTGTATTTGGTGCCGGACCTAGCATAGGAACTATCTTTAACCCTCCTGGAACTATTTCTAGTGGAGATGGATATGCACCAGGTGATGCAAGGATTCCTTTTGCTTTTGGATCTTGGAAAAAAACCAAAAAGGGTAAAAGAAAAAAGAAAAAAGTCCTGATTCAACGAAGAAATCTTAAATGAATGATTGTGGTCATTGGATTTGTGAAAAATTTGAAGATGAAAGTTTTGGCTTCATTTATTTGATCACCAATTTAAAAAATAATAGAAAATATATTGGAAAGAAACAACTTCAGTTTCGCAAAAAAAGAAAACTAAAAAGTCGTAAAAATAGTAAAATAACATATTCTGAAAGCGATTGGAAAACTTATACAGGAAGTTGCCGGGAACTGAATGAGGATATTGAAAAATACGGAAAAGAAAATTTTAAATTTGAAATTTTAAGGTTTTGCAGAAGTAAATGGGAACTGGCATATGAAGAAATAAAATTGCAAATTCAAAACGAAGTGATAAAAACTCCAGAGTACTACAATGGAATCATTAATATTAGAATTGGAAAACCAAAAGAATATTGGTTTAAAGATGCAAAAGAAGGATAACATCGTATTTGTCGATTTCTGGGATGCGTTTTCAAACAAAATTGAAACCAAAATTCTAAATTCTTGCCACAAATACAAACTACTGAAAAAACCTTTGAGTAAAAACAAGGATGCCAAAAATATTCTTGTTTATCAATTGGCCAATCTGATCCTTTCAAATTTTGTAATCAAACGTCAAAAAGAAGATATTGTTTTTGTGGTAAGTGAACAACCTGTAAAAGACTTGGAAATTGCAGAACATTTTGACCAAAAAGAACTGTATACTGCTTGTCTTAAAATACTGAATAAATTTGAAAAATATCTAAGCTTTACAGTGATTGAATATGAGGGTTCGTTTCTGGAATTTAGTAAATTGGTTGTTTCAGACAAAATATTTTATAAAAAGATTGCTAGTAAAATTATAAATTCATTGTTAAATCAAAGTAGTAAGAATTTCAGTATGAAGAACATACACAAGATTTTGAAAGAATATAACCTGTCTAATTCCGTTTTAAAGCGTAATTATGCTATGAAATTAGAATAAATACTTTTATGCCTCGTTTTCATAAACTACTTGAACAAGAATATCTTAAATTGGACATTAAAGGTGATGAATTAAATGATATTCAAAAAAATTTAATTGATAAAATGGTTTCTTCCGGAAAAGCCAAATATGAGGGAATGGACAAAATGTGTGGAATTATTAGTTATGATGTGGATGGAAAAAAAGGAAAATATAAAATAGATCAAAAAGGTGCTGTTACTCCTCATGCTGATTCTCAAGAAGAGGAAGAAGATCAAGAATCATCAACCGGTGGTTATGATCCTAAATCCATGTCTCAATCTGACATAGGCGTTCTTCGTACATTAATGAATCCACAACAAAAACGAGTTGTGGATACTGTAACACAAGGAGTAGTTAATGCTTTTGCAAAATATGCTGATACTTTAACAAAAAAATTAACAACAACATCATGAAATTCGAACAAATTTTAAAAAATAAATATTCTCTTTTAAGCGAAGCTCCTCCTGCTGTTTTGGATGCTCCTGAAACAGAAACACCAGAAGCTGCTGCTCCTGAAGAAACTTCAGGAGAAAATCCACAGCTTGAAACACAAGGTGTTCAATATCTGGTAGATCTGATTCGCAAAGCTCTTTTGATTGATAAATTAGATGATCGTGAAAAAGCTGATTTGATCAATTTAACAATTGATGCAAAAAATGCATTTAATAATTTAGAAAATAAAATTTTACCAATCCTTAATAAATATATTCCTGAAACTACTGCTTGAAATTACGCTTTTACATGTAATATAAATTTATGGCCAAACCTATTAAGTTTGTTGCAGCGGGAGACATACACGGAGATGAGTCAGACCCAGTTGCATTAAAATGTCTGTATAATTTTATGCGTGATTATAAACCGGACCTTACGGTTTGTATCGGTGACGTATGGGATTTTCGTGCCATTAGAAAAAATGCAAGTGCGGATTATGAAGAAAGTCAAAGCATGTCAGAAGATTGGGATGCTGGTAAAGATTTCTTCAAAAAGTTTTTTTCATTCGGTCAAGAACGTGTGTTTCTACGAGGAAATCACGATGAAAGAATTTATGATCTTTTAAGCAATGCTGGAAGTGGCTTGAAAAGAGATTATGCATCACAAGGAACAGAAGAAATTGAGGATCTTGTTAAGAAATATCGTGTTCAAATGTTTCCTTATGATTCCAAACAAGGTATCTATAAGTGTGGTTCCCTTTCATTTGTTCATGGTTATGGTCACAATATTCATGGTTCTAAACAACATGCAGACACATACGGAAATGTTTTATTTGGACATACACACGCAATTGATTATTTCAGAAGTGTGAGTATTGATGTCCGAGAATGTTGGAATATAGGATGTCTTAGCAATCTGAATCCAAGTTATAACAGGAATCAAATGCGTCGTTTAAGATGGCAACATGGTTGGGCATTTGGTCTTATCCATGGTGATGGAACACATGAAGTTTATCAAGCAAAAGAGCGTAATCGCAAATATATCATTCCTACAAATATAAAAGTATATAGTTGACAATCGTTTTGTATCAGATACTATCGGGGCATGAGTAGTAAGAAATTTAAAATAAAAAATCTCGAAAAGGATGATTGGGCTAAGTTTCTTTTTCAAGAAATGCGGAAAGACGAAAATCTTCCAAATGGTCTAGGTTGGATGAATATAAATCAAATTCAAAATACTACTAATAAATCACTACATGTGGTTCGTCTTGTGGTTTCTGAAATGATTCAGAAAAAAGAATGCGAAATGTTTGTTGGTAATGTAAGATCTGAAAATGGATATATTAAAAAAGCCGTCTGGTATCGTTTAAAAAATGATACCTGGAAAAACATTTTTAAAAATAATTCATATAAAATTAAAAGACAAAGAATTCCTAGTGGTAAAAATTGGTTTACTGTAGGTGAATTGTCGCGAAAAACAGGTTTGGCCAGAACAAAAATTTTAAGACTTATTAGGGAAAATAAATTAAACAAACAAGTTCAAATTTTTGACGGATATAAATACGATAGCAAAAGAAAATTTTTAACTCGTAAAATCTGGTATAAATTATGTCTAAATGGGTTAAACAGTTAGAATCCTTAGTAAGAAAAAAAGAACTCAGACCATCTGGTAATTGGAATACCAGATTGGAAATCATGGACATCATCAAATGCAGTGGAAATACTTCTCTTAAATTTTTAAAATGGTGTGAAGAAACAGAAAAAATTAAAAAAAGTGTAGGATCATCATTAACATGTAGAAAATCTATTACCAGTAAAATTTTCTATAAGCCACTTAAAAAAAATTGGCCAGGTCTTTACTATGATTATGCTAAAAGCCGTGAAAAACTTCCTGAAGGTAAAGACTGGAAAACGATCATTCAGCTTTGTAGAGAAATGAAAACTAATCAAGAATCTACTCGACGCGCTTTGGATGTTTTAAGAAAAAATAATAAACTAGAAGTTTTTAGAGGTAGTATTGTTGACCAAACCGGACATGTAACTTGTATAAAGTTTTATCGTCTTAAAGAATAGTCTCCAAAACACGTAAAACTACCTTTTTACGAATATCCGGTCCTTGTATACCTCTTAAAAACGTCAAAAACTCGTTTAAAACCTTCTCTGGATCGCTTTTAACAACTGTTGGCATGTCGGCAGCTGGATTCAAAGCACTGTTGGCTTGAGGTCCTAGACCTAGATTTTCACAATAAAGATCACCTAATTTCTTAAGATCATTGCTCATTCCCATATAAATATTTAATAAAACATGATATCTTTTAAAAATATAAAAAGTCTTTTAAGTGAAAAACTTATTTTGAAAAAAAGACCAGGTCCTGAAGGAAAGACTATTTTTATAGCAAGTAGTGATCTTGCTAATCCTAAAGAAGCAGGTAATGAAACTTTTAAAAACAAAGACTTTATCAAAACGTTAGGATTTAAATGGAATGCATTGGAACGCCGATGGGAAACATCTCCTTTAGATGAAACTCAATCTAATGATTTTGTAAAAAATACAATCAAGAAACTAAACGAATTCAATAAAGAAGAATCTTCTGACACAACCGTTTCTGAATTTGGCGGTGAAAATTTGGAAGATCGATTCAAAAAATTTGTGGAACTTTTAAAAAGCGGTGTTCTAAATGTTAAAAATAGCAAAGAATATCAAGAGTATGTTCAATTCCAAAAGCGTTTTAGGAACTATTCTTTCAACAATCAAATTCTTATCTTTCTTCAAAGAAGAAATGCTTCCCGAGTAGGAGGAAAGAATATGTGGTTTCGTCAGTTTGGTCGGAAAATTAAACCAGGAGAAAAATCCATTCTGATTTATGCACCAATCATGGTGAAACAAAAAGATGCAGATGTGACAGTAGGAGTGGATCCCACTAGTGGCGAATCTTCAAAAATCATGCGTTTTCGTTTGGTTCCTGTATTTGATATTTCCCAAACTGAACCTATTCCTGGAAGAGAAAAGGAAATACCTGAAGAAATTCAATGGTTTGATGATGCTCCTTTGGATGAGCGTATGAAAACCATATTCGAAGCTGTAAAACAATATGCCAAAGACAATAATATTGTTGTAGATATAAAAAGCGAAGATGAATTGGGCGGTGCTCGTGGTGTTAGTAAAGGAGGAACAATTGAACTTGTTAGTGAAAGTCTAAGCACACTAGTTCATGAAGTTGCTCATGAAATGCTACACTGGAAAGATCGAGATAATGTCCCAGAAAGAAAAATCCGGGAGCTTCAGGCAGAAGGAGTAGCTAATTTTGTTCTGAGTGAATATGATATTCCGGCACCTCATACTGAGAAGTATTTGGCTCTTTGGCAGATTGATCCGGAACATATAACCAGCAATTTTAATGTTATTAAAGATACTGCAAAAACCCTTATAGAATATATAAATAACTATGTGGAGCAAAAAAACACAAATATATGAAAAACATTAATGTAGAATATGATATGGATGAAAATGATCTGGATATTATTTTAAAAGATATCGTTAAAGAGCATAAGAAAAAGCCATCTCTTGCATATATTTTCGAAAATTACAG